TGATTTAAGTGGCTGTTTAGTTTTTGATGAAAATCTAAAAAGAACCCCTTTGTTTATAAATGGTTTGTTTTGGCCTGTGACTATTACAGACAGCTATTTAAAAATAGGTTGTCAACTGCATAAAATTGACGATTGGTCTAGCTTTACAGACGATAAAATAAACTCAATGGACAGTAAAGCGCTTGAATTCTGGCATTTGTGGAGCGGTGTTATTTTAAGAGCGTGTAAAACACATAATGAGGATTTAAATAAATGCAAACCATAAACACACAAGCGGTTATCCGGTTCGCTCAAATCACAAAAGATGAAAATAAGTGGCTTTATAATTGCCTTAACGACGAATTAGACCTTAGTGGATTATTTGAGTCATTCGAGTCGAATTCGCAAGCTGATATGCAAATTGAAGTGTTAAAACTCAAGATTCAATGGCTTAGACTGTGGGCTGCTGCTTTTGATGATAGCCAGATATCTGATGATACGCAGGAAGAGCTCAGACAAGAATTCGAGGCAACTGAGGCAAGGGGTATTAATTCGGAGTTTGGATTATGAGTGAATTAAAAAATGGTGTTATGGTTTGGGTTTCAGATGTTTCTGATTGTGACGCCGAGAAAAATAAAAGCCTCAGGCGATTTATTGGATTATCTGGCGATGGTCGATTCGTTTGTGAAATTTTAAATCATGATGTGCCTGCCGCATGGAATTTTGCCGTAAAAGTGCCCGAAAAAAAGCTGATGCCCTGGGATATTAACACCGTACCTATTCCGCCGTTTTGCATTAGATCAAAAGCTAATAAAAACAAGCATGGCGTTGTTACTGGTATTAATACTACTCATGTAATTATAAATAATGACAATATATCATATAGAGATTTGCTTGATTATGGCGATCTCGTCTTATCTCGCGACGATATTCAGCCCTGCGGAGTAGAAATTAAAGAAGATTAATGCTATTTTAAAAAACATTTTAAAAAGACAAAGTCAATTAAAACTGAGGAATTATCAAAATGAGCAAAGAAATAATTGTAGAGCCAGAAAAAGCGCTTGCCCAGGATTTCCCAATCATGAAAATGATGGAGATCGCGATAACAACAGACGGGGGGATTGAAAAACTTGAAAAACTGATGGACTTGCAAGACCGCATGGAGAAAATAAAATCACGCCGTGCATATTTTGATGCTATGGCAAGATTTCAAGAGTCTACGCCAAAAATCGAGAAGAAAGGCCGCGTCTCTTTTAATAAAACGGCTTACTCATACGCAAAGCTGGAAGATATCGCAGAGGCGATTAAAAAGCCGCTGGCTGAAAATGGACTGTCTTTCAGATTTGAACAGAAAACAGAGCAGATCCAATCAGGTATATTTTTAACTGTTAGTTGCATAATAACCCACTGTGATGGTCATTTCGAGTCTACGCTAATGAGCGGCTACCCTGACGCCAGTGGCGGTAAAAACCCAATCCAACAAATCGCTTCAACTGTCCAATATTTACGGAGATACACACTGACAGGGATTTTAGGAATTACCAGTTCAGACGAGGACAATGATTGCGGCGATCAAAAAATCCAACAAGCGCCAGAAAGACTGATTGTTACTCAAGAAAATCACAACCTTTGGAACAGGGCTATTGCAGCATATAAACGTGATGGTAATTTTGACGCAGTTTTAAAGGGTGCAGATATCTCGATTGAAAACCAAAAATTAATAGTGGAGCAATGCAAAAATGTTTAATTTTATAGATGTGGAGCAAAACACTGACGAATGGCTGGCTTTAAGAGCTGGCAAGTTTACAAGCTCAAAAAATAATTGCGTTATGGCGCATCTCGGCAAAGCGTTCGGCGAACCAGCTAAACAATACGCGGTAAATATTGCAATAGAACAAATAACAGGCCAGCCAATTTCCGGCGGTTACTCAAACTCTAATATGGAGCGAGGCCACGAACAAGAACAAGAAGCGCGAGAACTTTACGAGATAGAGACATTTTCGACTGTGACCAACGGCGGTTTTTTCGATTGTGGATTTGTCGGTTGCTCGCCAGATGGTCTTGTGGGTGACGATGGATTAATCGAAATAAAATCGGTTATTCCAAGCGTCCATTACAATAATATTAAACGCGGCGGGTTAGATCCAGCTTATTCCTGGCAGTTTATCGGTAATTTAAAAGCCACAGGTCGAGAGTGGTTAGATTTTGTGAGTTATTGCGCCGATTTTCCCGAGGGCAAGAAACTGTTTATTCACCGAATTTATAGCAAAGATTACAAGGAAGAATTTAAACAATTAGACCAACGAACCGCTGAATTTAAAGCGCTTGTCGAATTAACAAAAAGAAAGATTTTAGAATCTAACTATTCAAATATTTAAAACTGAGGAATTATTAAAATGAGCAATGAATTAATTCAAATACAACCCGAGCAGGCGATGGAAGTTTTCACCAAAGAAGACGGCTTAAGACCTTTTATTGATAAAATTATTAATGAAGTCAAAACCCATGTTTACGATCTGGACACTGACAAAGGCCGCAAAGCAATCGCAAGTCTTGCGCGAAAAGTTGGATCTTCCAGAAATTACCTGGATGAATGCGGAAAAGAATTGGTGTCCGGCTGGAAATCAAAAGCTAAAATAGTTGATAACTCAAGAAAAGCAATGCGCGAAGAATTAACCGAATTGCAAGTTACTGCTCGATCACCGCTGACCGAATACGAAGAGGCCGAACACGCCAAACTAGTTGCAGCGGCGGCCAAAGCTCAACGACTCGAAGCGCTGGAAAAGCGAGAAAACGATCACGAATTCGCTTTGTTAATGAATGATAAGTTTAACTCAGATAAAGCGGAAGCTGAGCGCGTAGCTATTGAATTAGCAATTGCTCAAGCAGAAGCGCAAAAGCTGAGAGAAGAGCAAATAGCGGCGAATGCTAAACTTGAAGCTGAAAGCCGAGCCAAGCAAGCTGAGTTAGACAAATTGGCCGCAGAACAGCGCGCAAAGGACGCTGAAGAACGCGAAATACTGCAAGCCAAGCTAACTAAGGAACGTCAATCACAAGCTGAAATAGACGCTAAGCTGAGAGCTGACGAAGCCGCCGCCGAGGCAGTCAGGCAAGAGCAAGCACGGCAGGAGCAAGCGGAAGCATATAAGATTGCAGCACAAGCAAAGATTGAAGCAAATAAGCAACACGTAGGATCGGTTCGCAAAGCTATCAAAGAGCAATTAATGATTGATTGTCAAATTGACGAAGAACTGGCGGTTAGAATAGTTAAATCTCTGCTTAAAATTGACAGCGTTAAAATAATTTATTGATGAGTGAATTATGAATATTGAACTTAAAAAAGTAGTTTCACAGAAAGAAATGTCAGCTAAGCTCGGCATCTCACCGGCGACTTTGTATAAGCTAATTGATGAATCTTTTCTAGTGAAACCGAAAAAGGCAAAAAACGGCCAAAATTACTGGTCAGAAATTGACGCGGCCAAAGCTGTTGAGAATTACACAAAGCACAAAGAAAAAGTAAAACTTGAATCTGAAGCAAGAAAAAAAGCCAACGCTGAAAAAGCTAGAGAGGCGCGAAGACTAAACAAGGAAGATATTCGGGAGGATGAGTTTAAGCTGCCTAAATGTTTTATATTTGCGTCTCAATCTTTGAATTTAGTGGTTAGACGCGGTTAACTAATTAATAACTGAGGAATTATCAAAGTGAACAGACAACAAGCAAAAATTTATGCAACACTAACACCAGAGCAAGTTAAAGTTTTATACCCTGATTTTAATATTGACTGTTTTGAAATTATGCAAAAATGGGCTAATGGATATGATGTTACCGTTTTTGGAATAGCGCACAGAGAGTTAAATTTTAATTCCATCCCATGCGATTATAAATTCAAACCTAAAACACACATAGTTAACGGCATTGAATGCCCTGCACCGTTTGATGTTATGCCTCAGATAAGGGAGTGTTTTTATATCATTGAATATAATGCGGATGTTGTGGATTATACTGTTAATGAAAATAATTTCTGGCAGTTAAGATTATTTGAAATAGGAAACTGTTTTAAATCAGAAGCGGACGCAAGATTAAACGCTCTTGCTCACTGGCCGAAACTTAAAGGTATATTAAAATGACTAAAAAACAGGAATTATTATACTGTCTTACAATCGGGTTGATTATTCCTAGTGTTTGTTTTTATTTTCTTTATATCGACATAAAAGAAAAAGAACAAATAATCGACTCGTGCGCCAAGGCCGGAATGGATTTTAAATTGTCAGTATTTGACGAAAAGAAAAACGAATTAAAAATAATTTGCGAGGAATCAAAATGAATTTATATTTAATATGGCAAGACGAGACAAAACATAATTATGATACGTTCGATCGTGCTGTTGTTGCAGCAGACGACGAAGAAACAGCAAGAAATATTAACCCCAATGGCGGCGTTATGGATTGGCTAGACAGTCGCGTTCGGGATTGGTGCAAAAGTCCTACTCAAGTAAAAGTTAAGCTAATTGGAAAAGCAATCGACGGAACTAAAATTGGCGTAGTATTGGCGTCATTTAACGCGGGTTAATTCATAATCCGCAATGCTTTGGATCCCATGGTTCGACTAGTTTTTTGCAAATAAAAATCGCAAAGTCGAGCCGCCAATCTTCCTTAGTGATTATGATCCTTCTCATTCTCCCTGTTAAAGTTAATTCTTGCGGAATATCCAAAAACATTATCGTGCCAAAAATAATATTAAAAACAACGTCCCAAATATAAGCAATCGCGACGATAACATAAAGAGGATAAGTTAACCATTTTGGTATTTTATTCGCGTTCTTTTTCCACGTCATAACATTAATAAACAATATCCAAAGTCCGATAAAACCAACAATAAAAACCAGTAAAAAATAATTCATTTAACATTGTCCTTTTCGTCTCTTGTTATCCACGGAAAAGCATTGACAAATAACTCTTCTCGGGTCAGTGCAAACCATAATAATCGTATTTTATTGATCCGGTTGCTAGTGTCTACTGGTTTATGTTGCTCTCGTAAAATATGAAAACAAATAAATAAACCGATCAAAGCGAACGGCAAAGTAAATCCTAATATAATTAAAATTATCTGGTTAAAATGTAACAGGCTGACACCCCTATTGATTTAGCGTGATGTTTTGGAAATATTTGTGAACAATGAGCGAGTAATTCGCTACAAAACCAGCGTTCTGCATCATCCCATTTTCGCCCGATAAAGGGCAAGCCTAAACCTAAAGCGCCGGCATAATCATATTTTTTTCCAAGTTGATCATAAGCCAAATTATAAGAGGCCGATGGATCAACACATGGAAAAAAACCTTCCTTAAATTTACTTGCTCTGGATTTAAAATCTTTGATATGCGTTAAAGAAACCCCATTTTTTGCGGTGGATTCAATGACAAATTCACCGCATTTAGTGATTATCCCGACGTGCGAAAAGTCGCAATGGCCACAATCAAATAATCGAATCAAATGACTTGATAGTTTATTTGATGTGGAAAATATGACTGGCAAAAATTGCATATTATTTTAATATACTAATTAGCTTTTAATAAAAAATTAGGCGAATAGGATAGATAATTATAAGGGCGATCTTCAAACAAAAAGCTCACTTTATAAAAAACGCCTGTTTGTAATGATCCTTGATCTACGCATCTATAATAAGTTTGATTATTAAAAACTACTTTGTTTGCGGGAATTGAATAAACCCATGTACCCATGTTTATTTCACATTTATAATTTTCAAAACCAACGGCCTCGGCAAAATCAGAAAAGGTGATCTGAATAGCGCCATTTAAATTTTCCATTTTTGCCATCGGTGTGCTCGCTAAAAGTGATCCCGAAAATAAAATACACATTACAATTAAAATATTTTTCATTCTATAATACTCCGTTTTTAATGTTCGAAATTGAACTCTTTTTTAAAATACTAACAATAATTATGCCAGGATTGTTATATCGTCGGCTATCAATTTAAATCCCGCGCCGATCACTTTCAGCGCATCGTTATTTCTATCAATCGATATTTTCCAATCTCCCGACCTCGGAATGACGCCTGCCAGCGTTAAAACGCCACTTGATACGTTGACATTCATATAAATTTCATCGTCTGTAGCGCGTCCATTGGCGTGTCTAATCAGGGGCATTTTAAGCGTCACCGGAAAAGAAATATTTTGGATGACATCATCAATCGTTAAATTCCCTGAAATGCTGACTGTGTCACCCACATTGCAGTAATACATTCCAGAAAACGGCTCTGTCTGAGCATTATTGATTTCTATTTCAATATCAGAAACGGTGATTTCTGGAAGTTGGTTTTCTGGCGTGACAGGATCGTTATATTGTTTTTTTTCCGTTAGACCATCTCCGTAATCAAAAAAAGCCCATTCTTTATTTAATGGCTGTCGTTGAGGTTCGACTGCGATATCCAACTCTTTATCCCATGCAATTATAATACTCATTTTATAAACCTTCTGGTATGTGATTTAAGTAGCATACGCACGATTCTAATAATTGCGCGCTCGCACTCCACGCCACAGTTGATTGTATCGTTACTTTTAAAGACGTGGAAAACTTAATTCCAATGGGCATAGACATTGTCAAAATCGAAGCGACAGGCGTTAACATTGTCAGGGTGTGATATTGCGCAAGCCCGTAATCTGATCCTTCTCCACCAATCCCAACAACGCCAGTCGAGCCTGTATTATATTCCCATGGCGCAAAACCACCAATCAATGCTCTATCTGCTGTCGCGCCAGTTGCAATAGTATATGTTTTTGGTATCCCATCTGCCGTGACAATAATTGTAACAGTTGCAGAAGTTACCGACGGCGTCATGACATTTGTTAAAACGCCAGCACCCGAGATATCAATCATGGTTTGCTCGTTGGTGTCGCTTGTCGAGCTGTATTTGCTGGTCGTGTAGCCAGACTGCGTATGATCAACATCAATCGCAGTCCAAAACCCAATCCCAGCGCAATCTGATTGCGTGCTGTTTGACGTATGAGCGCCAACATTTTGAGATAAGGCAACCAGTGACGGCATGATTAAACTACCGCTACTTTTTCCCACTGAAATAGTCATATTATAACGTCCATTCTGACGATCCGTCAGAAGTTAAAGTAATTGATATTGAGCCTTCAAGCGTGATCGATGTGTCGCTTGTTAAGCCCTCGATTGTGTCGCTTCCTGATCGAGTTATTACTGCGCCTGTGGCATATCGCATGGGTAAATTAATGGTGATTGTTTGATTAGCTGCTACGCTGTTTGCCAGCGGTAATAAATAACCTGAGTCATCATCTCTGATTTCATTAATTCTTAACGCTGTGAGAGTGCCGCCGCCGGTGTGCGGGATAACAATATTTGATTGATCAATCGCTACCCAATCCGCAGTTGCTCCAGGCTCGCTTGCTGTGACATCTGCAAGATTATTTAATAATTGCCAATTTAATAAGCTATGATAAACGCTGGCCGGAATATTTAAAGCACCTGTTAAGTTTGACCACAAGCCTTTAAAGTTTGCGTTTGATTGCGATATTGTCGCGCTGGCTGCGGCTGCCGTTTCGCTTGCCGCTGCTGCTGTCTCACTTGTTGCCGCATCTATGACCGCTTGATCAATATAAGCGCCAGCTGTGTTTTCTTCTGTGACCATTGTTGGCAGAGCGGTTAAAAAAGCATCGACTGCGTCAGAAAAAACGCTAGGCAATCCCAATCTATCGGGCGCATCTGGCAGTGGTGTAATCGTTGGAAAAGACATTTTAAATTAATCCTTCAACTGTGATTGTGCAATCATTAAAAGTTGGATTCGATATATTAATTTGAGAGTCTCTATAATATCCGAAAACTAAGCTGGCGTCATCAATATCATCAGAGCCTATCCAAACTGATGGAGTTGTTGTTAATGCTGACAAAGTATTAAATACAAATTTAGTTTTTTTAGCTGGGATAGCAACATCAAATTCAACCAGCTTAGATGTTCTACCCTGTGTTATTATAAAGTTTCCGAATTCGTCTTGTGTTTTTTTACTAAAATCTAAAAGCTTTAATGAGCCGCCGTATCTAGCAATACCTAGATTTATTTCTTTTCCGATCACCAAAGTCCCAACTGAAATATCAGCATCACCAGCGAAATTAATTGATAAAGTGGCTTGATTATAAGCTGGGAGTCCGAGCAAAGAAAATTCTGTTTTATTAATAATCGGCTCGAAAAAATACTCCCAATAATCAAAAATATCAGAATTATCCACCATGTCAATCACTGTATTATAGACCTCACCATCGGCGGGATCGTCCATGATAACCGTCACAGTACTTGCGCCGGTAATGTTAAATCCTGAGACTGAATTGGCGACTTCTCCTGGGGTTATATCAACATCTAACGCGGTCGAATCTGTGGAGACTGTGCCGTTAACAGAATCAAACATGGCGTATTTGTTGGTCGGTGCAAAGTCGATCCAAGTCGGTGGATCTGACAATACACCGACTTCTGGATCTTCGTTTGTTGTTGACGTCGCTCGATAGTTTCGATGGGTGGTTGTTTTTATTCGCTCGTCGCCCGCGTTATAAGTTCCGGCAGTCCATAAAACTTCCGAAACCGACGCGTCCGGCTCGGGTATCGTGCTGACTAAAATGCTATCTGTCATTGTTATCGGCCTGACTACTCTCACACTATAACCCTCGTATCTAATCCATCCAATTCTAAACGCTGCAATATTTTCGCGGTGGTTTGCGAGCTTTTTGCGATAGCTAAATTGGCTGCTTGCGATTCGGATCTTAAGCTTCGCAATTCTGTTACTATCGGCTCCAAAGATTCATGATCAAATATTATCGGCGGAGTTTGGCCGGTCGGCGGTGGTCGATTTATGATTATTTGAATTGGCGCAATTGGTATTTCTGGTTCAACAATTGGCTCAACAATTGGATTTAATATTTCGTTCAATGCGTTGACAGCTTCCAGCACAGATAAAACACTTGTATCAATTCCTAATGCTGCGTTTACTTGCGCTTGCATTAACTCTGATAGATTATTTAACCCGTCAATTTGAGATTGATAATCAGCCTCCAATAAATCATTTTGAGCTGATAAATATTCACTAATCGCATCATTTAAAGCGACAACACTATCATCAATTTCTAATAGCTCGTTTAATTGATTATCTAAAACGTCAAGTTGTTGCTGTGTCGCTGTTTCTTCTGCCAAAATTTGATCGTTAATTAACTCTATTTGCTCGTCAAAATTTGATTGCTGTGACATCGCGTCATTATATTGCGCAATCGCTTGACTGATTGATAGTACACTCGTATCTATGCCCAATATCGCGTTAAGTTGATCATCTAATGATTGAATTTCAGCGTCTGAATTTATTGCAGACTGTTCTTTGATCGATTCTAAACTAGCTATAGTTGCATCAAATCCCTCTGCTATTAATTGTTCAGAGGTTGCTTTGGTTTCTGTTAGTCCGGCGAGTTTAGATAATTGATGTTGAGTTTTTGCAACATCAAAAGCCAAATCTTCGGCACTTGAAAATAAGCCTGAAGTGTTGCTTAATGCTGACAGTGATGAGTCAATATTTAATGCGTTTGAAAAGTCACCCGATTGCGCTCTAGAGATCGCTAAGTCAATTTCATTTTGAGCCGATCGTCTACGCGCAAGTGTTAAGCGATCAGAACTAACGGCCATATTATCCACAGCGCTCATTATCGTATTAGTCACATCAAACAAGCTCGCGGAAAATTCCCGGGAAGCTTGTGCCGCTTCTGTGAGTTTTTCAATTTGTAATTGTCGCGCTTCTGATTCTAATTTTGCCGCCTCTTCTGCTGCTTCTGCCGCCGATGTTATTTTGTTTTTTTCTGCTTCAAACGCTTTATTTAGATCGTCGGTAGCAGAAGATAAAAATTGTTGGGCGGCTGTTCGCGCTGACTCAAGTAATCTTATCTCTGATCGTAATCCCTCTATTCGAATATTAGACGCTTGTTTGATTTGATTTTTTTCAAATTCAAAACTCTTTTTTAATGCTTCGGTTGCTGATGTTAACCTTTCTTTTGCTTGCTTTTCTAACTCTTTGATTATTTCAATCTCAGCTCTGACAGCGTTGTTAATCATCGTCATTGCTGAGTTTATCGCTGATGTCCTTTCTGCTTCTGCCCGGGTTGCATCTTCTGCAGCGAATATTTGCAAAGCTATGGCGTGTAGAGATTCGTCCAGCGCGTCAAGCTCCATTTGCCGCTGTAAAGCAAGAGCTTCTTCGGATTGACCCAATGCCTTTAATAAATTAATCTGCAAGCTCTGACCCTGCTTAGCCAGCCTCTCGGCTTCTTTTTCTTTCAGTTCTGCTTCGCGCTCGATAGCTGATAAATATTGATCCATGGCTGGCGATAATTCCATCAACGCGGCGAAGGCTTCTTGACCTGCAAGCGTTGATAAATCCAAACTTTCGACAAGAGCCTTAAAACCTTCGCGTGTCATTGGCATGGAAAAATTCAGATCACCAAACACATCTGTTAATGATCCAAGCAACACTTCCATTTTTTGTTCGTCAGTAAAAAACGCGTCAAAATAGCTGCCAACCGCGTCAGTAAAATTATCTAATCCACCGATCAAACCAATGATTGATTGAGCAACTTCTATCCGCATAAAGTTTGACATATCGCCCAGGGTCAAGCCTAAATTATCCAGCGTGTCATTAAATATCGCCTGCTCTCTGGCGAGTCTCATTAAAGTTTCAAATGAACCCTCGCCCATTTGTTGAAATTGCTCTAACGCTGGAAACATATACTCTGCCATTAAATCGGCTTGCTGACTAAATATCGATTCCAGTTCGGCTTGAATTTCTTCGCCGCTTAAACCTTCAAAGGATACATCGCCGATATCAATCACAAAATTATCTAAAGAACGTTCCACGCCTTCGCCGATAGCGCCGCCTATCCCATCAAACGCGTCGCCAAAATCAAAATCTGTGAATATATCCTCATTGTCAAATCTACTTCGACCACGATTATTCGCGCTAGAATTTAAATCAATTATTGGATCGACTCCTAGAACATCGAGCGCGCCAGTTATTGCATCGCCAATGAACATAAATATTTTCCCAAACTCTTCTAATATTGGTAGTTCAATATCGGAAAATTCAATGCTTGTGCTTGAGCTTCGGCTTAATCCCCAAAGTCTTTTCTTAACCGTTTTAATCACGTTAAAATAAGACGCGTCCATTAATCCGGTGGCGATTAAATCACCCATTTCCTGGGTGTTAAAACTTATCCCAGACGCGATCAAAGTTCTTGTTTTTTTGCTTATTCCACCGATAATACTATCCATGATCCCGCCAACAAAACCCCCTGTCAATTTATCTATCGCAGTCCCCAACACTCCCATGGTTAATAGATCGGTTAATTCATTGCCTTCAAATGATCTCGACGTGCCTAAGCTACCCGCATTTCCTCCGCCGAAATTTGGTGATCTAACCAGGCTAACAGCAAGATTAGCAATACCCGCAGATAAATTACTCATCGCGTTTCTAATTGCTCTTAATTCATGAAGTTGATCAATGGCTACGTCCTCAAAACTTTCCATTGCGTTAATAATGGATTCACTTTTTCCGGTTGGGTCGCCTAACACCGTACCAGTCCCCTGAGTTGCTTGCATATCTGCTGCGCTGGGAACGCTGCCACCACCGCCACCGCCGCCAAATAATCCTAGGCTTGCCATGATGGCTATCATTGCCGCACCCGCCGCAAAGCCTACAGGAAAAGGCGCTGCAAAGGCCGAAGAGATTGCCGTTAAAGCATTGGCGCTGGCTTTTTGCAAAGCTAAACCGATTTCTATCGCGGTGAAAACTTGCTCCGCTTTATTCATGGCTTCGCGGCCTTTGGATTGTTCTTTGAACATCGATCCAAAAGTTTTTGATATTGCCGCCATACCCCCTAGCTGTGCGCTTGTAGATTTTTTATCTAAGTCCATCAGAGATTTTTCTATTTTTGATGTGTCTTGACCTGTCGCAATCGCTTTTTCTTTTTCCAAATTCAATTCTGTTTGCAATTTAATAATGGATTCCATTTCCATCCCGAAATCATTCAGCACATCTGCCATGGTGCCGAAGGCGTCCGTCATTTGTGATCCAGTCCTACTCCACGCGCCGCCAAAGTTTTCGACTGATTTTATTAATTCGTCGAGATCTTCTTTTTCTTGTTTTGCAGACTCTTCTTTTTTCAAAGTCATTTCTTTTTCAGCGCGTAAATTTTGATAAGCTTCTAGTTGAGCTTCAAGCGCTGAGATCATTTGCGGTGTTAAGTCGCTTGCTATCGCGTCCATCTGCAAACCGTAAAGCTCGTATTGTTCACGGGTTAAAGATAATTCCGTTATCATATCGGCTAAAGATTGCGTTTGGCCTTGAAAAGAGTCTTCTATTTTTTGGGATGCCTCTGCTGATTTTTCACGCTCTTTTCTCATATCTATAGATTTTTTTGTATAAGCATCTAAAAGTTTTGTTATGTCACTCAATATAGCCTTTTCGCCGATTATTGTTTGTCTCAAAGCATCTTTAAGTTGAGAATCGGCTGCTGTTTCCTGCATTTTTATCAAAGCTTCTTCATGTTTTTTTAATGATACTGTGGTCTGACTAAATGCTTTTTGAATTTCTGCTTGTGATTTACCTACTAGCTCAGCAGAAGCATCTCTTCTTATTTGATTCATGTGCAACATCCACAAAGTTTCATTATCAGATAAAACCTTATTTTGTTTTTCCAAAGTTCTTTTAACTTCGTCAGCTTCTTCTTTGAAATCAGAGTAAACAGAAATACCAATACCTATAGCAGTTATAAGTAATCCAATAGGACCTAGTGCGAATTTCACTGCCGCGCCCAAAACATTAGTGGCAATCGCGGCTTTTCCTGCGGCCGCAGTTGAGACAGTTAGCGCGCTAGCATAGGCTGTCTCCGCGGCTGTTAAAGCTGTCTTCGCCTGAATGTTTAGGTAAAACCCAGGCACACTAGCCGCCGCCGTTTGTATTGCGATTAACTCTGCTCTTGTTGTTGCGGTGATTGCGGCCGTTCTGAGCATTTCAGCTTTTGCCGCTTGTTGAGTTGCCACAATCTGCAAAGCCATAGCGCCCAAACTTTTACCGATAGCGATCGTTAGACCAGCACCGATTACTATCCCCGCTGCTTTCGCACCCGCTGCAAGAGCGTCGAGATTATCTGTTAAAGTATTTACGCCGCCTGTCGCTGCTTGCGCTAAACTTCGTGCGAGTCCGTCTACTTCGTTACCGAAAACGGCTATCTGCAATCCTTCAAGCGCTGAATTTAAAGCCAGCATGTCACCGGTTAAAGTATTCATCCTGATTTTTGCTTGCTCTGTCGCCGTAGCTGTGCCGCGTAAATTAACATTTAATTTTTCGACAATATCAGATTGAGCTAGTAGAGATGTGGCTGCGGTAAAAGCCTCTTGACCAAATAATTTCATCAATTCTGTGTTATCTAAATTTCTACCTTTTAAAACATTTAATGATTTTGTTAGGCCATTAATTGATGGCATTAAATCCTTTTCGCCAGTCGCCTCTAGTCTTAACATGACTTGTCTCAATGCTGTACCTGCGTCTGATCCTTCGCGTCCTGCTGCGGCTAATGCTTGAATGCCTGCCACTGTTTCAGTGAGATCTATTCCTAAACTATTTGCTGCTGATCCAGCGTTGCGCATTGCCTCAGACACACTAGCTACTGATGCCGTTCCGAGCTTGCTTGATGCGGCTAAAACATTAATGACTTCGTTTGCTTTGCTTGAGTCAAGCTGGAATTGATTCATTGCTGTAGCCATGGCGGTGGCCGCTTCGGGTAATGCCATGCCGGTTGCTTCTGCCAGTGTGACAGCTTCTCGGGTGACAGCGTTCAACGCCTCGGCTGATTCTAAAAGGTCTGGTTTTGCTGAAGCGATTAATTTAAAAGCGGTCGCGGCTTGTGATGCGGAAAGTGAAGTAGTGCGACCGATTTCTGCGGCGTTTTTTCGATAAAATTCTAGATCTTTTCCGGCCGCTCCGGTGATAGCTGATAAGTCGGCAATTGATTGATTAAATTCTTTTGCTGCGGATATGGCTTTCCCGATCACAGCACCCGCACCGAGTAGCGCAAATGCCGCACCGAGTTTTCCGATAGTGCCAGTTAAACCGCGAACGTTTTGATCTAATTCGCCGCCTGTTCTGGCTAACATTTTCATGCGTTGATCGGCTCGCAACAAATCGTTCGTGTCTGCTCTATAGCCTATATTGACTAGATCAACCATTGCGCACCTTTATTTTTTCATTTTGATATTTTTTCGCTGCTCTTTCATTTCAGCGAGTTGTTTTCTAACTATGCCGCGTTGAAATTCCATCGCGTCTAAATCTTCATCAACTGTAAACGGTGCTATCATCAATGGATCTTCTGCTTTGCGATAATTACTAGCATAAGCCCGTGACATATCGATCACTGTTTCAGATTCCCAACCTGTCAAATAGTTTATAGTCATGCTGCAATAAGCTGATAATTCTAACCAGCTTATCGCAGACAATCCCATGCCGTTACTACTGACCATTCCACAGCCATGAAAAGCTGAAACAATATATTCAGCGTCTTCAATTTCCGGAAGTTCTCGATAGATTGAGTCTTCCGGTAAGTCATCCATCCGTGGCCTTTCTTTTTTCTTTGGCGTCGCGTGTAGCCATGCCAAATGCTGAGCGTAAAGGATTAAATTATCTTTTACGCTGGCATAAAATTTGCGCGTTCGCCGATAAATTCCTCGACTTGTTCACGCAACCATCGATGCTCAAGATAAAGTTTTACAGCGTTTTCAAAAGTACATTCAATAGCCGTCTTGCCTTCGTCAATCCCTTTCCAACTGACTGTTAATCTTGCGAGCAATTGAGCGCCTTTTAATTCCGCTTCATCGAGATCTATTTTCTTGTTGCGTGATTTAGAATTTAAAGATTTTTCTGCTCGTTTTTTTATTTCTTTACGATAAACATCAGAGTCTGAACCCATTAATCTAATGGTACAACCTTCAATTTCCGAACCAGTGCCCGGGTGAATAACTTGCATCTCTGCACCGTTATTCGAGTCTTTCGCAATATCAAACTTTTTAAAATCCATGATCATACCTCGTTCATTTTTATCATCCAAAATGGACGGGTGATGGTGGATGAGGCCATCGGCTTGCGCGAAGCTTTTACCCGCTTACTCTTTTTTACTACTGTAATTAGTAGCCTAAAATTGTCGCTTCCATCGCGTCGCCGCCGGTTAGCGTGATTGTGCCTTGTAAATATTTATTGATGCTGTCCAATGGGATCAATACGTAGTCACCAGCCGCAACTGATGCGAGTTGATAGCCTCCAGCTACGCTTACGTCGCCAATTCCAGCGACTGCGACCGTAGTTCCGCCAGCTCCGTCAATCAGCGGCGTAAGTGCTCCAACTGTGACATTATTTAACATTAAAACTTGATTTTTTCCGGCGGTGTAAACGAAAGTATCTGACGCGCCCAAAGTGGTGATAGTTGCGTCTCTTTCGCCTGATCCGGTGAGTGTTGTATGTGCTATAACTGCCATGATTTAATTCTCCAATTTAATTAAAATAATTGCGTTTTGATTAAGCCGCAACTTCGACAATAGTAGAATTGATTTCTACTTGAGCAGTTGAGCTTACAATCGAGTTAGCCGCGCCAGGATTTTTGGTGTAGCTGAAAAACTTACCTGTCCAGTAGTCAACGGCACCATCGGGATAAGTTAATTTAAAACTGTGCTCAACATTTTTATTGGCACCAGTCACACCAGCGGCAATAATCACCTGACCCGCGTCGGTCGAATCGTGGCCTAATTCAATCGCCAATGATCCGTAATTGATAAAACCTTTGTATTTTTCTGTAATACCAGTTGCTAATGGTTCGTGTGTTACTACCTGAGCAGATGCGCCATATTCGGGCACGTTTACTACTTCGCCAATTGCGACAAACGTTAACGCGGCAAAACCAGCTGCGTCATGAGTTCCAGGTTCTGCGGCGACTACTGCTAGTAGAACACCTGTACTTGTTTGAACTGTCATAATTTTTTCCTCGAAGAAAAATAAAATTTAATAAATCGATTTCATCCGCCGATAATTTTAGCACTGTAAAAAGCAGTCTAAAAGGTAATTTAAAAAAGCGCTTGACATTTAGAATTTGTTTATTTGTGCTATTATGTGTTATCATTTGCCATCTTAATTCAAGAGGTTTTAAAAATAATTATGCAATTTTTATCAATAAAAAAAGTTTGTGAGCGTTATTCGATTTCTCGATCAACTGTTTTGCGATTAGTTGAATTAGGCAAGCTACCTCGACCGATCAAAATCGGTCTTGCTGCTCAGAGATGGGCAGTCGATGATCTAGAAAAATTTGAAATAAAAATGCGGGAAGAAACTATTTTTTAGGTGTTTAGTTTGTCCGGTAAAGAATAGTTTCATTTTTAAATTTAATTCTTTACCGGATTTTAAGTTTTTATTTAATGAGGGTGTTAACGTGAAAAAAAATAAGCTGGTTTGTGGCGTTGGGATTAATGACGCTGATTATTTGATTGAAAAAAAATCTAGAATCGATGGCAAGCAAAAGCAAGTTTGGATTTGTCCTTTTTATCGGGTATGGCAAAATATGCTTAGCCGCTGTTATTCGGATATAGTACAAGAAATACACCCTACATATATTGATTGTTTAGTGACTGAAGAATGGTTAATATTTTCAAATTTTCGAGAATGGATGATTACTCAAAATTGGGAAGGCAAACAGCTAGACAAGGATTTATTAATCCAAAGCAATAAAATCTATTCGCCAGAAACGTGTGTTTTTGTCGATAGAGTGACAAATATATTCATCACAGATTCAGGCGCAAGTCGAGGCGCTTGGTCTATAGGTGTGAGTTGGAATAAGCAAGCTAAGAAATTTAAATCAGGATGTAGTAATCCATTTATCAAAAAATATGAATATTTAGGATTATTCACCTGCCCCAACCAAGCCCATCAAGCTTGGCGCAAGAGAAAGCACGAACACGCCTGCCAACTAGCAGACTTGCAATCAGACCCGAGAGTTGCTCAAGCGTTAAGAATTAGATATGCGTGATTATTTTTTAGCCATTGATTCGACAATCTGCCCAAACTCAGCAACTGATAATTTAACCATGCCGGCAGGCGCTTGCTCGCTTGATCCGTCCTCTAATTTTTTGCCGTAAGGTAGGGGATTAGTAAAGAAAAAAGTCTGACCCAATGTTAAATTATCAAGCTGGACTTTTAGCTTGTTGGATGGATCTGTTTGCGTTGTGATAACTTCGTTTGTGGGTTGACCAGGTGCGCCCTGCCAATTTGATCTAAAACTTCCGGTGTCTACTGGGCTACGTGTAATGATCCGATTGCCGACCTCAAACAATGAAGCTCTGTTGACTTGCTCGACTGTGCGCTTTGTCTTCGCTGCTATCATGTTGAGCTGTTGTTGAATATTCATTTTATTTTCTGGCTAAATAAATCTTAAAAGTTATTTCTATTTTATGCCGATACCAGTCTTTCTCATCTTGTCCATTACCTGCGCTAACCGATAACGTCCATAACTTATCATTGTTAACTAATATCGGTAATTTTTTAGTAAACAAATTTTCGATTGTGTTGGCTACCGTATAAGCCTCATTTCTGCCCGATAATTTTGGCTGATAGATATCAATCTGTAATATCCCGGTGATAACGTCAGTCTCTGCTAGAGTCACGCTGTCACTGTTGCCTTGCATGATTGACACCATTAACCAAACGCTATTTTCCGGCTGAGTAAATGGCGCGTTAGGCCATTTAATTGGTTGAGTTAAACTACCGTCTAATATTTTTTGAATCAATGCGTTGGTTATTTCTGCGCGTGTTGTCATGTGTTTTTTTTCCTTTTTGTATTTTTTATGCTTTTTTTTCATTCATGATAGATCATAATTTTCTTAAAATCACTTGTATTGCAGCGTCTGCGGCGTCTTGTTGTACGTTAACGACTCTTACAGCCACACTATCATAAGTGCCAGTCTGTCCGATTTTAGGCGGCGTTCCGGCGGTGTAAGTTGCTGCAAAATCTGTCATCTGGATATCATTCATTTGAGTTTCTTGATAACTTAATTTTCTTCTTATCGCTTGAACTGTCATTTGTGATCCGGCAATTTGAGTTTCAGAAATTGGATCATAAGTTGGCGCATCATTAATAATTAATGTCCGGCGAAAGTCTTCGAATTCATCGTCGATTAATTCACTGGCTAAAGCAGTAAACTCTGATTTTAAAGTGCTCACGATTTTTTCAGTCCGAGATTATTGTAAGCCAAAAAAGGCTTGATTAATAAATCTAACTCGGGGACTCTGGGTTTAAATGTGACATGTGAGCCTTTAAAATAACTCGTTGTTTTTCCGCCTACGCCTTCGAGGTTTTTTGATTCGCTAGATATCAAACCTCCAGCTAAAGTAGTAGCATCAAGCGTTAGTCGTCCGACTTGTTGGAGTTCTACCGCTTTCAATGCGGCTTTGGAAATATCTGCTACAGTGACTAAATCAGTAGGCAGTTTTCGCGCTTGCTCTTCATCGACCAGCTCACCTTTGAAACTATAGTAAGTGTCGATAAAATCAGTTGCTAAAATAATATCAGCGTCCAATGTTGCAGTGACAATTGTTATGCCGCGATCATCGGCGTAAGTCGTGTAAGCTGCGGATGTGATGTAGTCTGCCATTATTACTTATCTTTCTTTTTTGATTTTTTTTGTTGTTGAATATCGAGATCATGATAGCTGTCTTTCTCATGATAGATTTCATCTTGATCTTTTTTATCACAAAGATTAATCACTTTATAACCCCATTTGTTATCAGTTCTTACTCTAACCGTTTCAATATTTTGACTCATATTTTTTCTCTCCAAAAAAAGGGAGCCGAAGCCCCCAATACCTAAGAAAATTATCCCAGCAATAAAGCGGTGTGCTCTGGTTTAATGTTTTTAACACCCCATGCAATTGAGATCTCGTATCGCACCATCCTGTTACCTGGATAGATCGCGATCTCAAAGGTTAATCCGGTGCGCGGGTCAGTGATGCTAGTCACGTCAAGCGCCAAGTCGCCTTCAACCGGACGTTCAGGCATACGAGTAGCCAGCACGATAGCTGATCGATTAAACAGCATATTTCTTGCCGCTGCTGCTACGACGGTGATCGCTGTGGCGCTGGCTGCTAATGCTACTCTAAGGCCTGGCTCTGCTAGTGTAATAGTCCCGCCGTTTGACACGTCAGCGTCACCAGATGCAATAACATATTTATTGGTATCGCCTGCGATTGTGATAATATCACCAGCCAAAATCGTACCAGTTCCCGCCGAGGCCAATGTGATCACTGTATCGCCCACGGCATAGCCTGCGTTATCAGTTGTCGCACTCGCACCAGTACCAGCCGTGTTTGTTTTAACCTGCGCTGATTGACGAACATCTAAACCGTCAATAGATCGAATGATCCCTTGTCGCATTAAACCATTATCAAACTCAACCGCTGAACTAGACTGTTTACCCGCAAATTCAGCGGCCGCAGTCGTATCCAAAACAAGTTGATTGTCAGATACTGGCGCGCCATTATCTTTTAATATTTTATGCGCGTAGGTGGCTTGGGTAAAATTACCAGCAGTTTGGAATGGTGTAGTACCTGCGGTGCCAAATGCTCTGCTGGTGGTGATGTGTAAATCGGCTAAATCGGATTCAACCTCATTTACCAGTGCGCGCATTGCCTGTAACATTTGATTAGCTCGGATCGGAAAATACCCGGGGCCTTTACCATCACTATTTAAACTACCTTGCTCTAAACCGTTCCATGAGAAAGGGCGTCCGCGTGATTTTGTGATTTTGATTTTAGTATTGCCAATAGTTTGGTCAGCCGCTGCCGGAATGCTCATAGCCGGAGTAATATCAAAACCCGCATTTGCCGCAGGCGCGATAGGGACAACTACTTCTTGATCTTTGTGTGCTCGATTAACTCGGGCGTCTATTGTGACAGCCGGAATAAATCCAACTAGTTCTCGTGATACGATATCCAACGCGGCGTAAGCGTCTGGGATTAAATCGGTTAATGTATTAGCCATTTTTTAGTGCCTCTTAGTTTAGTCTGCCGCCGCTCAAAATGAACGCGGCTTGTGATTGGATCGGTAAAGCGTCATAAGCTTCCCGTTTCATTGTTTTAGCTTTAGCACTGCCGCCGCCCGAACCGTTAACACTGCCGCCGCCGTTGGTTACAACATCAGCTTTTAATAGTGGGCTGTAATTTTCATCAGCTAATAATTCCGCTTTGAACCCAACTAAATCTAATGACGAGGCACTACCATCATCATTTAAAAAAGTTATCTTTCCGGTATCGATATCAACATCGACACGATTCGATAAAATTTGTTTAAATATTTTCTTACCCTTTTCAGTCGCCATTTCTGATAATTCAGAAACCACTAAACCGATTTTATCTTTTTTATAAGCGCTGGTTAATTTGTCAATTCTAGCCTCGTATTGCGCTTTGGTTTCGTTATTTCTTCGTTCGACATCTTCGAGTATCTCTTTCGTTTTACCCTCAGCCATCAACTTGTCCAGCGCCTTTTTTTCAGCTTCTGCCTGGCGCTCAGCTTGCCCTTTTTCATAATCTGATAACTTGCCTGTCGTTTCTTTCAGCTTGTGATCTAAATCATTTAATGAGCTTTTTAATTTTGCTGCTTTAAACTCGGATGAGTGCTTGAAAACTTCACCGTCTTGTTGATAATCGTTTTTAATAAATTCTGGCAATTCATCAAATTGCGCTTGGGTTAATTCACTCATCAGGCACGGCCTCTAGTTGTAGTTGTGCGCCATCGGCGCGGTTAATTAAATCTTCGGCGCTGCTCACTGACCAGCCACCTTGAACTAATAGTTTAATAATTTCATCGTCAGGATAAATCCCGCTCATGCGCAAATTGATCAAGGCAGTGACTTGTTGCTCATTCAGTTTCGATTGAGCGAAATCTTTATTCAGTGATAAGACTATTTCATCAATGTTTTTTTCTATATCATCATCAGACCATAGCCCTTCAAACATTCCACAATATAATAAGACTCGTTTAAATCCAGACTCTAAAGCATCAGCCAACGTGATTAGTCGTGCTGTTTGTTCTGAGTTATCAATCAAAGACTTGGTGGCGGTTTGTTGTGCTTCGTTACTTGTTTTAAATGAGCCGCCCAACGCTCTGACTTTTCTTTCATTATCTTCAAAATATCTTTCAAAGCCGCCTAATTCTGCCGCTGAGCTAATAACTTGCATGGTCACGTCTTCGGGTAAATTATTAGTCCCGCCAGAGCCAGTAATAATGTAATCTCGGCCGCCGTTAATCTCCTGAAAGGTTTCCCATTTCATCGAGTCCCATCCGCTCGTGTTGACTGTTGGCGCAATTTTTCGCATGGTCTCTTTATATTCGGCGCTTTGTCGATAACGATAATAAGCCGCATCACAAATTGGAGCGAGATAACCTAAGTCGATAGGCAGTTTCCCTGATTCCAACTCTTCATCAGACACAATCTCAACCGGCAGCCATTTTAATCTCTGTCCGTTGATCGTCTGATAATTTAACTCCCCTGTTTCGCTAATCCCATCCGCTGATTTGATTATTTTTTGCTGATAATAATCTCCGCTTTCATCGAGCGCCAAAATTAACAGCGATTCATATTTTTTATAAGTGACCGTTTCTCTATCGAATTTCAATACATTTTCGCAGAGCATTAAATAATTTAATTGATTAACACCGTTGACTATGCCGAATGACCAATTGATGACAGATTCGCGGTTATACTGTTTAACCACAGCTCGTGGATTAATTCGTTTGGATTGTTCAAGAGATAATTCGGAACTAATCCCGCCCTTAAAATCTGCTATCAAAACGTGAAACTTTGCCGCCAGTATATTTTTAGCGGTGTTTTCAATCGCACCGACTAATGAGCTGCCGTCCCCATCGATATCATTAATTAAATATTCGAGTTTTGCGGGGAGTTCGATTTCTGCATTGTTGACTTTTAATTTACCTAATAAGCTTTTTTCAGTTTGCTTGGGGAATTCGTCGAACTCAGCCCCGAATAAATAAACTTTATACCGTGCTTTGGCGTCTGCGCTGCTAGAGTCAATTTCCGAGGGGTGTGGTAAATATTCAAAACCTTTTGCTTTGACAAAATGACTACCCATGATTGCATCCCGCACCGCTTGCACAGCCGGGAGCATGAAATCATAATCTGGATGGTTTTGGTTTTTAAACATGAATTTTTATCATAATAATATTTTGTATTAGTTTACCGATTTTTATTAATGTTTACAATATTATAATCCTGCGCGCTTAAATGCTCTGGAGTTTAATAATCTTAATTCGTCCAGTGTTAATGTTCTTCCGGTCATGTCAGTGAATTTATCAATACTCATTTTGCCGTCAAAGAATAGTTTGGCTCGCGTTTTGCCCAGCGTATCTTCAACAAACCAATCAGGTTGCTGTTTTAACCATGTTCCGTAACCGGTGCGCGCATTAATTTGACCAGCCTTAAATGTGGTCGCATCTTTACGACCTCGATATTTTATTGTTCTATCTGTCCGTGATTTTCTCTTTTCAAAACTTTCTTTTGCTGCTTCGCCCTCTTGACCGCCGACCGATGATCGCGTCCCACCGATATTTTTTTGACCCTTTGTCAGATAGATCCAAACGCTTCTCTCATTCCAGTGGAGCGGCAACTTAGGATAGTTATCATCGGTTAATAGCCATGTTTTACCGTGGTTTCCAGCGCAAACTAATGTGGTTCTGTTATCAAAAGTCGCATTAAAAAAACGCCTCTCTAAAATATCCAAGTTATCCTGCGCCATGGCTTCGCGTGCGTTTACTGTGTAATGACTCATCCCAGTTCTCGCCAAAGCTTCTAGTTCACGCCTTAAAAATCCGCTACTGGCTTGCTTGAGTCTTGCTATAGTCTGTCCGACTGTTTCTTGATTCACATAACCTGATTTGATCTCATTATCAAACGCTCGCCCGATTGAGTTTTGCTGATTGAGCACAAATTCAACCCAAGTGCCTGAGGTTGTTTTTTTTCCGCTGACTAATGACAATAAAGATTGGTCAATAAACTGTTTGATTTTTTTGTTTGCCGGAATGGTTAAAGTAGCTTGATTTAAAGAGCCAATCAAATTGGCATGAAAGTCGGCTTCATAATATGCGATTGATTCTAATTCTTTTCCAAACTCGTCAAACATTACTCTTGTTATTCGTCTTGTGCTTTTAGATACTTTTTTCAGTGCGTCCTGTAATTTTTTAGGCGTGTTTAAGCTTTCCATATCAAGCAAAATTAATCTGGCTGCTTTGTAAGCTTCTTCTAAACTGGGATAAATTTTTGAGTTGAGAAGTCCGCTAGCTAATCTCGCTAGATAAATTTCATGACGTGATGAATCATCAACCAAACTCATAATATACCCTGACCGCTTTTGCTAATATTTTAATTAACTCATCTTTATTGCCTTTATATTCTGCGCCAGACGCTAATTTTCTGATGTCTGAAATATAGATTTCGTGCTGACTATCGTCATAAAAAACCAATAATGTTTCTTGATTAATTCTAACGACCGACACGGATACCACCATGGCCAGGCTTGATTATTGGATAACGAGCATGGATAAAATAACCCGCCGAATCATTATGATCGTCTATCGCGGGGTGCTCGTCAAATTTTTCCGGATTCCCTTTTTTATCGTAGCCCTGAGATTCTAAAGCGTTTGCCAACTCGGGGCATTTATCGCTATTGACTTTAATATGATCATGAGCGAGTAGCGCGTTAAATGAGTTTATCCTATCTCTGACTGCGGGGTTTGATTTGGGACTACCCACATCATAACCGCCGCTCTTGATCAATGACACGTCACTATGAGCCGCGTTTGTGTGTCGATTATCACCCGAGGCATCTGGATAAATAGTTATTTTATGATCTTTGTATCGTGATAAATTATTAATAAAATCTTGTGTGTCATAGCTGACAAATTCATCCACCGCCACCGGATAGCCCTTTTCGATTACCCAGGTATTAGCACAACAACCGCCTACATTAAAATCAACGCCGATAAATAATCTGTCACCAGCTTGGATCACTCTATCGCTGTGATGTTTTGCCCTATTGTAAAAATGATAGACTTTGTTTGCGGTGAGATTAACAAACTCACCCTCGATATATAATTGAGCCAGCAATGGATCATAGTTAGCGAGAATTTGTTCTATGTAACCATCTGGCAAACAGGGGTTTGAGCGGGTGGACGCTTTGATTAACTCATAGCCCGGTTGCCTTTGCTTAACCCATTTACTATAGATAAATCCATTAGTACCTTGGTCTGGCGTTGTTACTGCTGCTACTGTATTCGCTCTGTGTGTTTTTTGACGCGTTCGCTCTGACACTTTACGCCAGACCATTTCCGCTTTTTCTTTTGTTAACGTATCCAACTCGTCACATATAGAATGGGCACACTCAAATGCTACTATGCGCTGAGGATTGTCATAACTGCGGAAAAGCATTTTTCCAATTTTCCCAATCTCGATAGAATACTCTGATTTGTTAATTGCGTGACTGACGCCCATTTCACAAAGCAATGATTCTAATCCTGGCATAGCTCGCAGTCTTAATAAATCGTAGGTAGGCATTGTCATCAGTGTGTTAATACTGGATTTAGTCTGCTTATAGTTGTCGAGCATCAATAAATATAAACGTACTATTGCCGCGTGTGATTTACCTGCGCCCAATCCCGCCACCATCGCCGGATGTGCTGCGTCAGAGAAAACAAATTCTTCTTGCGGCTCCGTCAGTCCAAGATTAAATTTCATTCAGGTTTTGTTGCTCGGGTGATTGTGATTTCTATTTTGTCGTCAGTGCTCTGAGTTGGTTCTGTAGTCTCACGCCAGCCCATTTGGGTTTTTGCCCAGAACATTGCCGCTCTAACACTATCAGAATAAGTGCCGCCATTTTCCATCGCTTGACCGCTGGCGGCTTGGAAAAGGAATTTACCTACAGACAGGTCCGCTTTTATTTTTGCCTGATTAAGCTCTTGCTTATACCATTTAGTTAATGTCTTTTGAGTCAGACCAATATATGCGGCAATATCATGCTGAGGCACGCCAAAGCTTTTAAGTGCTGCGACCTCCGCTCTGGTTGTTTCCGTTGGTATGTGTGGAGGTTTAGCCATTATTTATGGCCAGGTCTTTTTATAAGTGGGAAATATTTTCGTTTTCATTTTTTACTCATCATAAAATACTATTTTAATGATAATCAGTCACAGACCAATTTGTATTATTTTGCTTTAATCTTATCTATTTACACGCGGTAGTATCAATTAAATTTTGGCGCTAACGTCCAGAGCGCGCCTGTCTCCTGAAAATAGTCTTTGGACTGTCCGATTGTGATATGCTCAACCCGCGACAAATAGAATAAGGATATTCTCAGCTAAGGTTGTATCGCGCATCGGCATCAGCGCATTTAATCGTGTATTCTGCACGGCTCTGGATTTATATTAAATCTGACCGCTTTAATTGTCTCTTTGCCTTCGTGTAATGCTTTCATAATTCTATGCCTGCCGTCCATAATTGATCCGTTTTCATCCATGATGATCGGGTAATTTAAATCAGCATTTAATACTCTTTGCATGTGAGCTGCAAATTCCCTTAACGTGTATCTTTTATCAAATGATAAATCTAAGTGATCTAGTGGAATGTCCAAAACTTTTAGGTTTTTAGATAATATTATTAGCCTGGCAACTGACCATTCGTGACCATTAATAAATGCACCTTGTTCATCGAATGCTGGTAGTTCAGGTAGTTTCATATTTATTTACTCACAGCATAAAAGGCAATGCCAGCGGCGGATAGTACGCTGGTTACAATGCCAGTTAATATTTTATAGATTGTTCCCCTACTTTCTCTATATCGCTCTACGTCTCCACTCATTACTAAAACAGTATCGCTTAATACTTTAACTGTTCGCCCGAGTTGTTTTTGGTTTTCTTCGAGCCTGTCGAATCGTTTGTCGGATTCTTCGTGTCTTGATTCAGATTTCGCTGTGACTGTGACTAGCTGATTGACAGCGTTATAAAGCTCCTTGATCGATTGATTGATCTGCTCGTTCTGTCGGTTCGTCTGCTCGTTTTGGTGCGTCATTAACCGCGCGTAACCGTCCAACGCTTGCTCTAGAGTTGAGCTTGCTGGTCTGCTCTCGCTCATAATAGATCCCCACAATAAAACTGACTATTGCTATTATCACTATTACAATCATCAATGTGATCAATTGATAAACTGTCATAAATCCCTTTTCCGTAAATTATTAAAATTAGTGAGGATATTAATAATTGCATGACGATTTGATAAAAATCATATATTAAATAAAACGGGGTGTCATACTCTAAATAACTGACAACATTATAGAGCGTAATCAATAGCAGTGTTACAACAAGATAGCGATTAATTTTTAGTAAAACTGCATTTAAAATAAATAAGCTGTTTATCATTGCGATAATCAGATAATAAAACTGATTAAATTCGGTAATGTCAATCACAGATACAATGCCATGGAAACCTAGGAGAGCCGCTACGAATAGCGAGTCTCTTCGGTATTTGCTGAATATGACAGAAGCGCATATAGCACACGCTAGCGCGCCAATATCAAAGCTATTCACAATTATTTAGCTTTTGTCTTGTTAGTGGTTTTCTTGGGTTTTGGTTTTTCTGGCTGAGTCGTCGTAGCGTTTAATATCATTTTATTTCTCTCTTAGATTAATAAAGTTTATTTAATTAACATCGTCAATTTTCATACTTATCAATTGTATCTAATTCTTAAAGCTTCAGCAACTCTTTGATCAGTTTGTAAATCTGCCAGTTGGCATGCTAATTCATGTTTTCTTTTTCTCCAAGCTTCATGGGCTTGATTGGGACAAGTAAAGTAGCCGAGGTGTTCTGACTTTTTTGTGAATGGGTTGTTACATAGCGCGTGAAATTTATTCTGTCGTTTATTCCAGTAAAATCCGACAGGATGTTCTTCGCCAGAAGTTGTGCAGTTATTATTAAATGTGTTTATTTGACTATCAACAAAAACACAAGTTTCAGCCGAATATATTTTATTATCAGGTAGTAATAGATTTTTATCCAGCTGCTTATTTTCCCAATCCTGTCTGATCATCCATTTTCTGTAATTTGAAAATGTTAGCCATTCTTCACTAATTGAGCATCCTAGATACCTTGGGTTGTCTTCTTTATATTTGTCTGAGCATCTACGCAACATGGCTTTCCAAGATCTATAAAAAGGGCATTCCCAGACTTGTTTTAGCTTACCGTTTACGATTTCGCTAGTTGTAACAACATAATTTGCGTCGTTGATGCCAACGCCCTGAACTAATCTTTTTTTTCTACCCATTTTTTCACCGCCAATAAAAAAATCAATGTACTTTTGATCTGGTTAGAGTAGGCGCAAATGACCTCAGATCTAAATACATTGATTGTTTTACACTTGCTTTTTCGACCTCTAACAGTCAATTTTAATTATAACACTGGCTATTGATTATTTAAAGCTCTGATATCCTGAATATCGTCATTGCATCTGTCAATTTCTTTTTGTAATTCGAGAGAATATTCTGTTAATTCGATGATAGCCTTTTTTATATTTGAGCTATCTAGCTTGACATAATCATAATTGCATCCAACCAGCAAAGCATCAGGGATTTTTAACTTTACTATCTCTGACCCTTTCATTGAGCAACAACTGCAAATCGTTAATAAGATCATCATTACTATGATCATGCGCTTCATTTTTCAACACCTCTATTTTTTTCATAACTCGGTTGTGTGTTATGTTGCGATCTTTTTCTTTGTCTGCCCTTAATGCGGCTATTTCATTGATTAGTTTTTGACGCTGAACAATAGCTTCTACATTTTCAATTTCTTTTTTCAATTCAGCTTCGGCTTTTTTTCTTTTTTTAGCTTCATTGTTAAATAACATAAAAAGCGCTGCTGATACCAGACCAAGAAAAGCGGCTATTTTGCTAAAAATACTACCCATGGGTATTGGCCTTTGTGTGACTCCTGCCAAAATAAATAGCGCCTACCGAACCTATTAAAACTCCCATCCCCGAATAATCAGGCGTGTCTGAGATGATTATCTTAGCCAAACAGGTTACGAGTGTTAGCATAAATGCCACTTTAGCAGCGCAGAGCTTGTCGTTTTTATCTGCTATAAGTTGATTCATAATATTTGGATCACTCCGTGTTTGGGGATTGAGTCGATTAGTTTTTTTAGCGTGACGCCGGAATTTGTGATATCTAATATCCCATCGTGATCGAGGTATTTGATTGAGTCGCCGACCAAAATACAGCCCTTTATTTGTCTTGTATAATTACCAGCATGGATTTGAATATGCGATCTATCAGGCACGTTCTCGAGCCACAAAACCAAGTCGCCAGATCTCGGGCTTTTTGCAATATTATAATTATATGTCCCAGCCGGTATACAGCTAACACCTTTACAATTATCAAGCCAGGGCAATTCGAGCGTTAAACATCTAAACCCTGGCGTCTCTAATCTGCCGATGGTGCAGTCATCATAATATCGTCGGTTAATTGTTATCGTCATCATAGCGCCTGGTAATTTTTGATAATTATAGCTATTATTTATTCAATTTGCCAGCGACCGATTTTTAGCGCTACTACTCTAATTCTTTTTTTATTTCGTCCAGCAACTGAATTGATTTTCTGAGCGAATAAAAAAGGCTGAAATCGCTATGAGTCATGACAGAGGTTGTCGGGTTATCGTAGTCAAGATCGTATGAGTCTAATAGTATTTTAAGTTGTGTTTTTAAAAGACCAGCAACCCCATCTAATCTATTTTTTGTGATTTGCATTTTACTCTCCCTGGATCTGATTGATATATTTACCTGTGCTTTTTAGCGCCGCCTTTTCAGTTTTAAAAAACCGTGGCTTGTAATTGCCGACGACTATTAGCTCAACTCCGCCAAACGAATTATTTTCATCTCTGACTACTAACGCGTAAAAAGTGCCGTCTTTTTGCTGTTCAATTAATGCTCTCATCAGTTTAAATCCTCAGTTTTTGCCATTAGTTAATTATTGATCTTTTAATATTTCGCTTAATAAAACTTCCCAAATTGTCACTAAGCAGCCTTGAAGAATCGTTTTAAATTGAATGCCTGATTCGATCTCAAAACATGGTCTACCGTTTATTGTATTAACTCGTTCACTCCTGCGAAAAGTTAAATTTTGAGCGTTTGCTAATTCACAGCATTCTTTTATAATTTTATCGTTAGTCATCGCCCTATCCTCAGTTTTGTTAGTTGCTTATCAACTAACCATGACTAATTGTAACTCTGCATGGTTACATTGTCAAGCATTACAACAACAAATAAGCAAAAATATTATTTTAATTTATTTTGCATTATCTATTGACAATGTTATATCAAAGTATTACTATGTGTATAAGCAATTGATGAGCAGTTGCTAAAACTGAGGCAAATTAAAAATGAAAACACAAAAATTAAGGATCACAGCAAAATCCGATAATCATAGAAGATATTCCGTTGATTTTATGGGCGTTAAGGTTGCTGTTGCATTCAACAGAGACAGCGGAGCAAGAGTTGGATATAACGCACGTTTAATTTCTGGTGATATTGATTCAGGCGGCAGTCGAGCAAATTGGTACTGTTCAGTTTCCCAGGGCGCAGTGTTTGAGCTTGAGGTTGATGCTGAATTTTACCAAAAAAACAAAAACAGAATCAAAAAATGGGACATCGAAGAACTTGAAGAGTTTTCAATATCAAAAGAGCGAGGTGATCAACTCAAAAAAATGGCTGATAACTTAGAGTAATTAGCATAAATGAATAAAAATTGGCTATATCAAGGTTTATATTTTAAAACTTTACCAGGTCTTTTAGAATATTTATCTATTATTAAATTTAATCAAAACGAGGATTTATCATGCAAATATCACAATACTACTCACTAGACGAGTATTTAAAAGAGCATCATCGCTATAACAATGCATCTTTTGGTCGCGAAATCGGGAGAACCAGGCAAGCTGTCGGCAAAATGCTTCAAAGCAAAGATCGCTGGGCTGTTGTAGTTACTAGCGATAAAAAAGATCTGGTTGAAATTAAAAAAACCATTGAAAATATTCATTAATTTTTAAAAACTGAGGTGATAAATTGAAACCATCTGAAATATTAAAAATAATTAAATCTGGGGATATCGACGAGTCTCGCGGCATTTGCGATAATTTCGTTAGGATAATGAGTGGAAAAACTGGCTGTAAAATAGGCGATGGGTTATCGCCGAACGCACTTAACAATCTTATAAATTCTAACAAGATCATTCTTGATGACTGGCACTTATATTCTGGATTCGCGCCCTACCCAGTACCATCATTTGTCGAAAGTCACAGCGATTTGCGAGCGTTTGTATCATTTAAAAAATGGTCTAAGCACACAAAATACGGTAGGGCAAGGTGGGAGTTTCTGGATTGGCTTATCGAACAGTTTGAAAATAAAGGATTGTGACTTACTGCCGAGCTGTCATCAACTTTTTGACAGCTCATTTATTAGTCTTTTTATTTCTTTGTTAAAATCGGCTCTCTTTTTGATCAACTCTTCGCCAGTCCATTTTCTAACCTGTGTGTTTGTCTCGCAGTAGTCGATTATTTCTTGAGCTTTGTCATTGCCGAACCTGTCTTTTAACCCCTGAATATAACCCCTGGTATTTTTACAGCCGTAAATATTGCCGCTTTTTGCCTTGTTGCAGTATCGATTACACTGTAAGTAAGTATTTTTAGCATCGTATCTAAGCGCACCCTGGGAGCCGACCGTTTTAAAGTGACCGCAACAAAAATCCATATTGGTTTTTCCGCACGATATACATTCAGGTTCTTGATTTAGCGACTTAAACAAGACTAATTCTTGCAGCCTCCGCATTTTATTAAATACGGTTTGAGTTAATTTATGTTGCTGCGGAACGTCATTTGCATTAAAAGCTTTTTTAACTTGCGTATCTTTAGCTTTCTGCTCTTTCTTTAGATGATTTCTTATTTTTTCATAGTGATTAAGAGCTAAATCTTTTCGACAAATATCACCACAAATTGCGCCAATTCGAGCAATTATCATGGTTTCGACACGCTCAAATTTGCCGCAGTTGATACATTTCTTTTTTGCATTGGCCATTAAATCTTTTCAAACCCGATTATAAATAAATACCCGCTTTGCTCGATATAAGTTATTTTCGCGACTATTTTATTATCTGTGTATTGGTGAGTTAAAAAATCGAACTCTTCCAAAGAAATTTCCAACCCGACATTAAAATCACGATAAAAATTAATGGTTTTTTGGTTTTGATATGTAACAAATTTCTTAATATCATCGTTGATTAACTGAAATTCACGTGGGAAAACTTTGAATTTATTGTTCATTGAGTTCATTCACCCTTCAATAACTCGCTGCCGAATGATGTTTTAAAATTGTTATCTAAGTAAAACACGTAGCCATTTTGATCTTCGAACATGTATTGATATTGATCATCTTGCGTGATTGAACGACCTATGTAAATAGCTTTATGTATTTTGCCGCTCTCATTTTTAATTTTATACTCCTTACCTATTTCTAATTTCATTTGATTTTCTCCGGCAATTTTTTATCAGAAAAATGATTAAGTATCTCGTTTATGTACTGTGACATTTGATCAACTGTAAAAGTTGAGGTCACATCGACGAACATCATTGATTTAATCCGGTTTTCATAAGTTAAACTTTGTAGCATTGGTTTTAATAGTTCTGCAAATTCCGGATCTGATGCGGCTCTGATTGACAATCCAAAATTATATTTACAGTAATTTCTACATTCTGACTGCGTTAAATCGCCCTGGACTGATAGCATTTTATAAGCTTGAAAACACCAGGCATTTTGATCAAGGGTTCTTGAATTTTCCTTGATCGTTAGTCTTAAATAATGGTGTTTTTCAAATAGCTCCATGATTTTAATGTAAGCTAAATCAATAGATTGCTTGGAATTTATTTTTAGTATCATTTTATCTTGCTGCTTGGCTTTTGGCGAAAAATACCACCCGGCCTCAGGTTTTTATTAAATCTTGGCGCATCGATCCATTTTTCTTCATAAACATAATAAAATTGAAAATCAACTTCGTCTAAAATAATCGCGGCCAATAATTCTTTGGCAGTTTCGCGATCTAGGTCTTTAAGCGGCTTATCAATCTTTGTTAAATCTTTCATTTGAAACCTCAATTTATCCTCAGTTGATTTTTGATGTTTTGGAAATGGTAATAATTCAAGACCGTACATATTAACCTACCTTATTTTTAAAATGGAATAATTTCAAACTCATCATAATCAATCGCATTTCTATAATTTTCAATTTTTCCATAGGTGCCGACATTGAAAATTATATAATCGCCATAACCTTGATCGCCGTGACACAAGCCAGATGGGACATAATTATTAAAACGAGATGCAATTTTTTTATTGTTTTCATCGAGCAAAAAATAACTTCCAGCATCGCAAACCTTAAAATGAAAACTTGCTTTAGTGTCTTTTGGCCAATCCATAACCTCACCAGTCTCAATATTAATAACTGGAACCCAAACATCGTTAAACTTAAACGGTACATGATCGCCGGATTCACTTCTTTCTCCGTTTATTTCTGCGTCATCCCAGTATCTAACTTGCGCTTCAACCATTAAATATTTTGCGCTTTTCATTTTATCACCTCATTTTTTTAATTTAACATATTCTGCATTTTTATGATGTTCATTCTTGATCCAATGTGTAAAAACTTTTTCAGCCGAATAAAATTTATTAAACGGTGAAAAAATCAAATAATTATAAAAATACTCCCCAGTTTTTTCATTGTGCGCCAAAAATTTAATGTATGGTGGCGGTCGTTCGTCGCTCAACTTAACAAGCTGCATTTTTCTTTTCCAAAGATTTGGCATAAGCAATCTGTTTGTATTTGATAAACCCCAGCGTTGCCTCTGATGGTTCGCAACTCATATCATCACGCAAACCGCGCGGCCAAACGCCAGTTATATCTCTATAAGTGTGGCTCATCCAACCGTCTGAAATATGTCTGCCAATAAATTGCTGAGCGATTTTATACCCGACCAATTCAGACCAGAGCTGTTGTTTATCGACCTTTGTTTTCTTACCCTTCATCTGGACTAGTTCACCTGCCAAAACTTCCACGTCTTTAGTTTTACGAGGTTTAAAACCGCACTTGCTGCACTCATGCTCACCTGCTGGTTTCAAATAATCGCATGACTGGCATTTTTTAGGTAATTTTTCGTATTTTTCTTTTGCTTTGGCGGGTGAGACTTCTTTTTTCTCGTCAGTGTCTAGTTCGTCATAATCAATCTCGTCAGGATACCCTAGCTCTATCATCGTGCCAGAATGGTCTAAAATAATTAAATATTCTTTACCGTCAGCAGTTCTTAATCCTCTCCCAAGCATTTGGACAAGTTTTATTTCTGATTTAGTTCTGCAAGCTAATATAATACATCTAACGTCTAAATCTAACCCTGCGATTAGAGTCCCAACATTAATTAGTATCGATATTTTTAATTCAGAAAACAATTTAAAATATTGCTCTCTCTCGTCAATCGGTGTTTTTGATGTGATCACATGATTAGATATTCCTAATTTGTCAAACTCTGAGCCTATAAAATTTGCGTGAGCCACGTTTTGAGCAAAACAAATTGTTGGTAAATTTTCAGCTTTTTTCATCCAAGTTTCTGTAATCGATCCAACTATTTTTGGCGTGCTCATTCGCTCTGCTGTTTCTGATTCGTGATAATCACCTTTGACTATTCTCACCCCGTCCATATCAGGTGAAACTGGCGCATAAGCGATATATTCAGATAGGAAATTCTGATCGATTAATTCGGTCATTGAAATGGGTTTTAGTAAAGTATCGTAGTGTTTGCCTATTCCCTTTGACCAGGGTGTCGCTGTAAACCCAATAACCGGAGTATTGCTTTTATCAATGTGCGACAAAAAAGTTTTGAAAAGAAGATGACATTCATCAACTAAAATCAAATCGAAGTCTTGAAATTTCCGGCGGATTAAAGTTTGTACGCTGGCAATTTGCAATCGACGGCTTGAATCTGTCCACGGATGATCAGCTTGGATTATCCCTGGCTTTGGCAATCCCTGAGCCATAAAGCTTTTTGCTGTTTGGTTAATCAATGCCGTGTAGGGTGCAACAAACAATACTCGCTTACCCTTATCTAACGCGCCGCTGACTATGTGCGCCATGGTAACAGTTTTGCCGCTTCCAGTTGCGCATTGATAAAGTGGTCTTGTATATTTGTTTCTGAATGCCTGCTTGAGCATTTCTAAACCAGAATTTTGATATGATCTTAATTTATATAACATTTGAAACCTCGTCTTATCTCAGTTTTTAAAAATTTATGCCAGCGCACGGAGACTGAGGAACCTAATATTGTGGATCAATACAATATCGCGCTGGTTTAACAATATTAAATCATTCTAAAATGTTTAACAAGTGTTTTATTTAGAATGGTAATAAATTGTTGTCCACTGCTTTGTGTTTATCTACAAATTTTCTTAACCAAATATTTGCACGTTGCCTGCTTCTATGCGGATCTATTTCTAAAAGTTCTCGATAAATTTCGCCGTATCGAGTGAGCGTTTTTTTCTGTAACGATATCGGCAATTTATCAATCTCTATTTTTATAAAATTCCAGTCACCATATCGGTGTCCGTGGATCCCGCCGTCATAATAATTCAAAATGATTTCTTGGCGTTGTATTCGGCTATTTTTTTCTCTCTAATAATAGATTTTAATTCAGGAGACATATTTTCTTTTGAGCGTTTACTAAAAAAGTTATCAGGAAGAGCGTCTTTTATAACTTCTTCGGTTTTATTTTGCTTAGCTCCGTGTTTTTTTGCTGCGATCTTCACAGCTAGTTTGAGCGGTGAGTTTTTATCAACAATTAACCACATTGCTAGTTTTACAGAGTTTCTAGTCTCTTCATCTAATTCCCAAATATTAACTTTTTGTAAATAATCATTAGAATTTTTCATAAAAACCTCAGTATTAAAACAAAATTAACAGCGTTTAGTTTCCGACCACACTTCAACCCCCGATTATACGGGTTTATTTCATAGGGAGTATATTCACTCGACTATGGTCATAAACTTACCCGGCAATTATCACTATCTCTAGCCAGGCTATCAGCCTGGGATCTGTGTTTATCCGTTACCGCTTTGACTAATGCGCGATCGGCGACTGGGGGCAAATACTGGTTCTTCAGCTCTCGGGTAGTATCCCGAGATTAAGTCGCGCTGGGTAGTTTTTTTGTGCTGCTGCTGAGTTTTATTGAGGCATAAAAAAAGACCTTTAGAGAAAACCCAGTTTGAAACAAGCTTGTTCTAGTTACAAACCAACGTGATACAACTAGGCTTCTGGGATTCTCTCTAAAAGTCTTTCTTTGTTGGCTTGGTGATTGGCTGTGTTTCAATGCAGCACCTTAAATTTTACGCTAACTTTCAAAAATTGCAAGTATTGAGACGTAAAAAAAGGGTATTTCTACCCTTTTAATCGCTCCACGAATCCTCAAGCATTTTCTTATAACTTCGGTCGTTATGCTCTCGACGCGACAAATTATCAAAATCATGGCGCTCAATAAAGCTCTTGATATGCTGTATTTTGCCGCCCCTGGCTAAGAACTCTTCAACGGTTTCCTGGTCAGATTTCTGCTCTTTTTTGGCCGCTCTTAATAAATCAGAGCGGTGATTGATTAAGTCAGATTTACTTACTTGCATTATTTTTTAGCTCCTTGAGATACGCGTCTCTGATTAGTTCGGCCAAAACCCCTTTTAATGTGTGCAGCGGATGACCATCCAGCTTTCGATAATGTATTAAATAACCTAGTTGATCTCGCGTTTGTCGTGTGATCTGAACAGTAAATTGCTTATCCATTTATTTCCCCGATTTTTTATGTGTCAAGCTTTAATTTAGCATTATTAAAGTATAATGTAAAGTTTTAGTATATTTAAAATAAACATTAATTAAAGTTGCATTTGCTGAATTTTTGGTTTATCTTTGATCATGAAAAGCAATTAAATAAATTAATTAACTGAGGATTAAATAAGTGAAATTAAAAATACAAATTAAAAATCGTTTTACTGGGAGTGTTATGTTTGAATTTGAATCAGAAAATAACTCGATGAAAAAAACATTGGAGGCCGCGATAAAAAACGGCTCTGATTTAAGCAACTCTAATTTACGCAACTCTGATTTACGCAACTCTAATTTACGCAACTCTAATTTAAGCAACTCTGATTTAAGCAACTCTGATTTAAGCAGCTCTAATTTACGCGGCTCTGATTTACGCAACTCTAATTTAAGCAACTCTAATTTAAGCAACTCTAATTTAAGCAGCTCTAATTTACGCGGCTCT